CTACATCAATTAGTTCTTCTGGTATTTCTGGAAGTTTATTTATGTGCTGGCGTTCAACACTAAAGCCTACACCAGTACCGTGTATTAGAATATAAAGACATTCATCAAATGCTTTTGGATGGTCTATACTAAGATAGGCACAGTTGTATCCAGCTATATGATTCCTGGCTAAAGCTGGACCAGCAGTCATTAGTGCTCTCATACTAGGCATGATATCTAGATTAAGAACTGCATGTTCTAATCTTTTTCTAGTCGTTGTATCTAATTCATAATCTATATTTTCTTTTAGGTGCTCTTCCATAAAGTTAAAGTACCTAGCTACAGTTTCTTCCCACGTTTCTCTTCTATTCTTTTCTGGTAGCCATCTAGCATACCTACTTAATGCTATAAAATTCTGATAATCATTAGGTAATTTCATTACTATTTCTCCTTATTTGTCTACGAAAAAGCAATCTAACCTATACTACTACAAGTTAAATTGCTTAATTTATTTAATGACCCTTTTGGTAACCACTTATTTCTTTAAGGGGAATCGCCTCAGAAAGTACAAAACCCTTCTCAAGGTACTCAGAGAATCTCACACATAAAATCTCTCCATCTATCCTCTCACAATAAATGCTATCATTAACATCCTCATCATCCTCATCTAATTTACCATTAGTGTATGTCATACCAAGTTTCTCCTATTTTAGATGTACCGTCCATTCTACAATTAAAACCCAACTGTTCGCCCGCCATAGTTGCAGCCTTCTCTAACACAGTGGCTAGTTTAGGTGCATCTTCAACGGAACATTCAAAGTTTTGTTCATCATGCATAATAGCTAGTAATTTGCAATTAATATTATTCTTTTCTATTAACTTCGCAGATATATTTGCCCACTCTTTTGCAAGAATAGCTTCGTTACCTTGTAGTAAATAATTAAGTAACTTATGCGGAGAGTCAACTTGGATCTTCCTACCATCTTGAGCAGTAATAGCCTTACCACCAGATTTTTCAAAATCTAGTCTTAGTTTAGTCTGTAACTTACTCAACGCAGGAAAGCTCTTTAGGAATTTTGCTTTAAGCTCTTTTCCATCTTTAGCTTTACCGCCAACAATAGAGCCAATCTTAGTGTCACCCGCACCAAATAAGAATGCATAGATAAAAGTCTTAGCTTGTGCTCTAGTTCTCAATCCGGCAGCCTTTTGGTTTATAGTATGAACATCAGTACCTTTGGCTTCTTTACCAGTGATAACTGTCTCTGAGTATGTCTTATCACCCATAGCAGCGGCTAGTAATCTCAACTGTGCCGATGCCAAATCACATCCAACTAAAACTCGATCACGGGGAGCTATGAAGATTTCTCTCATCTCTTTCCCAAATGTTGCTTTAGCCCCTGGCACATTTACTAAGTTTTTGTGACTCATTCTTCCAGTCGCAGTTCCTAAAGTAAAAGGTATACACTCGATTCGACCATCTTTACGCCTTGAACCTAACCAGCCTTTCGTCTCTTCCTTTTGATTTTGAAGAGTGTTAAGGCGATGCTGGTACGTAGCATGAAGAGCGATATCTTTCCCAAGAGTCCCTTTAATAGATCCATAAGAATCCTCCGTTAATTTAGCTGAAGTTCTAATCATTCTTCCTTCAGCGGTTCGTTTCGTATTCCATTCAGTTGGTTTCCAGCCATTCTTGAATAGCAACTTCTTCACTTCGCTATGTTGTGTTAACTTAGCATCATGAAATTCCACTCTACAATACGCTCCATAAACCTTTACTCCTTCACCAAGCCACTTAGCTTGTGCTGAATGTAACACACCCGCTTTAGTATATCTTGGTAGAATAGGTTTCTTTAGGCGTTGACCTTCTTTTAACTCAGTGTCATATTTAATACTAGTAGTCCCTAAGATCTCATTACATTCCTGGTTACTGACCCATACATCTGGACATTTGACAATCTTGGGCATAAGTGGCTCAACACTTTGTCTAAGAGTTTCTATCTCACGCTTTAGAAAATCAATATGTCTTAATGCAAGTCTTTCGTCTATAAGCCAGCCATTCTTCACTTGTTGCGCACTAATTTTAGCAATTGCAAACTCACGTTGAATAACCGACTTAGGAATACCTGACATCTTAAATTCTTTCATTAGTTGTACATAAACACGAACATTTATTTGCACATCAATTTCACATCTATTCAGCATAGTATCTTCATATACTGCCCATTGTTCTTGGATAAATTTAGGAATTCCTAAAGCTTCACCCCATTGAGCTAAGTTGTGTCTACCTTTTACACGGCCTAATTGGCGATTAAAGTTTAGTAATTGACTCATTAAAAACGTATCTATGATTGTGGCACTAGTTTTAAAGTTATGTAACTTTTCTAATACCACCATATCATACGCAATAAAGTTGTGACCTATAATCTGCTTAGCAGTAGATAACAACTTTAATCCTTCTTCAATACTTCTATAATCACTATTATAGTCTGTGAATGTTTCTTTCTCTTTGGTTTCAATATTGAAAACACTGATACACCAAAGTTTAGTGACATCATTTTGGAAGCCATTAGCCTCAACGTCCACCACTAATTTCTCATTCATATGTATCTCCTTATATTTATAATTGTGAAAATTCTATTGGTACATTAGTTAATCTACCTGTATCACTATCAAACCTTGCATGACCAGCTGGACCTGTAAATCCTGTAAAGCGATTCTTAAGTACACTGATCTTGACTCGTTGTCTCTCAAACTCGTCCTCTTCATATTTATTTCTGCTAAAGCCAATAATTTGAAAAGCAATTTGCTTGAGTGAACCTGATCCTTTTAGTGCATCTTCAGTTATATTAGCCCCTTCTTCAAAGGTTTTAGCCCCACTACCAGTCTTTCTTAAGTGAGAAACTACACCAATCCAAACATCAAATTTCTTACAGCACTTCAATAAATCAGACATTAATTTATCCATAGATTCATTAACATTCCCGTCAACTTCACTTACAGCTAAGGTTATGTGATCTAAATATATAAACTTACAACCACTAGCAGCCATAAACTCAATCTTTTCCATTAATGAGTTATCGCTAACTGAACCTTGATGGTCAAGTAGAGTCAATCTACCACTACCAGCAACCGCTTCCCAAGCATCTTTTCCTTCATCCCCTTCACGATCGAATTCAACATCAGGTAAAGTTATACGCTTGTTTAAATGTAATCCAATAAGTCCATCAAGTGTTTCTCTAATAGATTCTTCTAAAGATACAATACCTACTTGGATATTTGTTGTCTGAAGGATATGATAAATATCTTCTCTAACAAATGAAGATTTACCACTTCCTGTACCAGCTGTAAATATTGTTAATTCTCCAGTCCTTCTACCATAAGTCATTTTATTAACTTCTCCAAAACAATTTGGGTATGGTATAGAATCTTCTCTTCTGTCTTCATTAAACAATGACCATGTATCAGCAGAGTTTACAATTCCAGCAGGAGAATAAGCTTCAGCATTCCAAATAGCTTTTTCTAATTCATATAACTTATCAGCTTTCAAATAATCATTAGCATCTTTTCCGTGTCTACCAAGTGCAGCTATTTTAGCTTTTCCTGTGCGAATAATCTTAGCGCAAGCTTTTGCTCCGTCGATTCCTTGCTCATCTGCATCAAACATAAAAACAACTTCATTAAAGCTATTTAAATATTCTAAGTTGGCTTGAATTTGTTTTCTTGCATTTATAGCGCCATTGACAACTGATACCACCGGCCATTCTTGTTGTTTATTTTGGTATAACTGTTGAACAGACATAGCGTCTAAAGCCCCTTCAGTTACTACGATCTTCTTAGCACTTCCTGGTGGAAACTTAGATTGACCAAATAACTCGTCGCTATTCTTAACCGAACCAATAGCTGTAAACTTCTTACCTATTACTTCTCTTCTTTCAAAACCAACAACTTTACCTTTATTAGTAATTGGGTAATAATGAAACTGAATAGTCTTACCATCAGATTCACTATAACCTACCTTAACACCATAAAGTTCAGCTACTGCTTTCTTAATTCTTCTTTCTTTAAAGCCCCTTACCGGAAAGCCATTTACTTCTTGCACTGTCTCTCTTATATTCATAAATTCACTTCCTTGTGTTTGTGTTTGTTTAATTGTTACTTCTTCTTTTATAAAGCCAGAGTCTTCACACCCAAAACAATAATAAGTAAACTTATTACCATTATCGTATATAGCTCTGTTATCATTCGATCCACAAGCCGGACAAGCCTCATGGCGAATAAATATGCCTGGTTGTTCTTTCATGCGTATCTCCTTTTATATTATTCATTTCCGTTATCTCTTCAGATACGCCTTCAACGGTAGCGTATGACACCAGCGTTAACTGGTGTTTCGAATGGCCCTCTCCTCCAAGATAGCCACTGAGGGGTTCTTACTTAAAAATCATCATCTGCATCAATGTCAAGATCTAATTCTGAATCATCTTTAAATGGTGAAGCTTCAACAAATTCTGCACCTTTCTCAACTGTTCCAAATTCCGAACCAGCAGGAATGTCAGCTTCATAAGGAATCAGTTCAGAAACTAATACATTCTTAAGTGACATAGAAGTTCCGCTAGTCCCATTGTACTTCCAATCGTAAGTGTCGTAAGAAATAGTTCCCACGGAACCATTACCAACTGTTACACCAGTTAAAGGTACAATTAATCCAGCTGCATCTTTAGTAAATACACCCGGTGCTTTAAGCTCTTTTCCGCCTGCAGTAACTGCATTAGCTTTGAAAGTCAACTTGTATTGACCAGTTTCATTTCCATCTGCATCTTCAACAGGACGCAAAGAACGTATATAACCTTTCTTTTTGAACGTTGAGGCAGTTTTCTTATCAACATTAGCTGTCGCTGACCATTGTTTCTTCTCAAAGTTTAATTGAGGATTCTTAGGGTCAAGGAAACACCAGCTTAGTTCAACATTTTCTAATAAATTTGCCATTTATATTTCTCCTTTTCTTAATATTTGTGGAAGACTCCACATTTCATTTTCTACTCTTCTCATCCAGAGTAACCTTCCCATTTCGACCATCGCAGATTTGTGAAGTTCTCCATAGGCTTTCTTGTAAGCTTTAGCAATTGCAACCCAAGCATCATCAATTTCAGGGTTAGCTGCTAGTAATTTCTCAGCTTTTACCTTTCCTATTCTGGGCACACCTTGTATATTATCTACAGGATCTCCAGTTAACATTTGAAATTGCATTGATCTCATGCCATCGAACTCTGTTACATAACTTGCTTCTTCTTTTCTAAAGTTATATTTGTTACCAGGAACCATCCAAAGGTCTTTATCCACAGTACATATACATGTACCATCAGGATCTTTACTTTGAGCGATAGCTAATGTATCATCAGCCTCCTCATCAACACTTATAACAACATCATACTTATCAATCAAGTAATCCCTTACTTTTTGATAATAATGTGGTTTCTCAGATGTTCTATTTCCTTTATAAGGTCTAGTTATACTAATATCCTTTCTAAAGTTAGTAGGCCCTGATAAGTGAATCTCGAAAGTTTCACATTGTGCCTCTCGTACTATCTTCGTGACAAAGTTATCAATAAACTCAATACAAGATTTCCACTTAGTTAAGCGAATATCACCAGCTTCAACTGTTAGTTCTTCGTTTCCAAAGTCCATTAAGTCGTCAGCTGAGTCTTGAGCAAATCTCTTGCTCTCTCTTGAATCTAGTACCTCACCACCACTATTTATCACATCGAAATAATTAGTCTGACCCCAATTTGCTGACCAGTATACTATTACGTCTCCGTCAATTAGTGCTTTCATTTCTTTCTTCATATATTACTCCAAAATATTGAGAGATAATCCATTCAACTTCTTGGGGCTCAGCATTAAACCATTCATTCTGGCGTTTGTACTTAGCTCCTAAAATCTCATGAATTTGTCCCTCTGTTTCATGTCTATCTTCTGTATAAAATTTACTATACAATTTATAAGACCTATGAGGGTCTCCAGTTTGATATTTGTTTAATCTATCGTTAGCATTAATACTCATACCCACCTTGACCCAACCTTTAAAAGCTTTATTAAGCATAATGTAAATTTCTCCTGAAACATCTTTATTGTCTAACTCAGCATGTGACCATGCATCATCCAACGATTTAAATATTCCTGGTTTATGAATTTTACTTGCAATGGAAATATACTTTCCATTTAAGTACATTCGCTTCTTATTGTACTTCTTTTTAAAACATGCTCTACAGAACTTATGCTTGCCTTTCGCTGACCAATTAGTTCCTTCAACAAGTTCTACTTTACAACCTGTGCATGTATTCATATATCTCCTATTTTTAATATATACTATACAACCGCGTAACTAACCGTCTAATAGTTCATCATCGTCTGGCAGAAGATCCTCATCAACAAAAAATCCTTGATCATTATAGAATTCTTCGTCACGTGAATCATCTGTTCTATTGATTAAAAAAATTAACTTATCAATAGCTTCTGGGTCGCCTGTGCTAAGCCCATAATGCTCGCATAGCTCCTCAAATTCACTTGCCATATCTTACTCCTTATTAATTATATGTGCGGAAGCCTAACCTCTTACGAGATTATGTATTTCGCTTCCGTCACATTTTGTATATCTAGATCACCGTAGCTCACCGGATTAGTGAGCAATCCAAATGCTTTAAGAGTATTACCTAATTGGTCCTCCTCAAAGATTTCAATAAACGTCTCTTTAAATGTTTCTAATAATAAAGACGTCTCTTCAGCATTAACAGAGAATTGGTCATGAATCATCATAAATGACTCAATCCCTTTCTCATATAAGTTAGCTATAGTTAATGACAACAATGCAGCATCTTGCGAATGCACAAAGTTAGCACTTATCCCTTTAGCATGGTCACTTTTCATTGGCTTATCTATAAACAGCTGAAATGATAACTGTACTAGCTTTCCAGCAAAACTACAATTAACCCTTCCTGTCTCAATTCTAGAATAGTCTTGAAATGCTGTAAATCCCGATGCAGTCTTCCAAGTTATTAAAGCTTTGCCGCCATTATTCTTTAGCGCTTCTC